CTTTCTCTTTGAACGCCTTCAGTTCTTTCAGGACCAATTCTTGATTCAGGAATGGAGCGGAGATGGCCTCTATGCGAAACAAGTCGCGGAAGGATCCTGGAACAGTAGCTTGCTACAACAAGTCAATGCGGGTATCCTAGAAACAAGGGATCCTATTACGGATGCGATTACACCTCGCGGCATTCAACTTCGTGCTACCCCAGGACACCTTCGCATCGTGTTACCCCTTCCAGGCATGCAGTGCCCTGGAGATGGTGGATTTCCACTCGTTGCCATGGCCTGGCAGAAATTCCGCATCAAGGGTATTCTTCGTCCCTTGGAAGATCTTGTGGTATGCAGCGACCCAACTGTGCGAAAGCCTGCTCCGTGGCTCGTTCCTCAATTTCAGTATACATTTCCTGATGCAACCACCTATACCTTTTCCCCCAAACCTTTGAATCAGATCGGACAACCCACCATTCTCCTTTCCACCATTCAACACTATGTCCCCCCTAAAGTCCAAGAGGAACTCCGCTCCAAGCCGATTCAAATTCCCTTTCGCCGCCAATTTGAAAACAACTTTACCTTTGGGGAACTGGATTATATTCCTTTGGATAAGGGTGGAACTGCGGCATGTACGCGGCGTCTTGATGGACGGCATCCTACTGAGAAAATATTCTGGTTTTTCCGAAATTACAATTCGCTCGATAACAATCGCCTGGATGACTTTTATAATGACTATTTCGAGTCTCATCCGCCATCTGCTACTCAGCCCTATACGATTCCCTATGGTGAGCATTATTATCGGATGAAACTGGTGATTGCGGGAAAAGATCGTGAACTGCTCCATGAGCCTTTTTTATGGAGGTCAATCTGTCAGTTTTCAAAGGATGAGAAAGCGAGCGGCAAACAAATCGGAGAAATGAAATGGTCGCTCGGTGCACAATATGGTACCATTTATCCTGCTCCGCGTCAGCCCGAAGGAACCGTGAATTTTACGACCGCGGATCGCCCCACACTCTATTTGGAATTGGCGAATATTACCTCCAATCCCACGCTGGCCCAACGCAAATCTGAATTTCGCGTCTTTACCGAAGGATGGGATGTCTATGAGGTGAAAGAAGGTCGTGGTCGTCTCTTATTTGCAAACTAACAACGTAGTAGTGGAATGTGTACGGTACTTCGTCATACCATCAAGAGTATTCCTAAGGTGGAGGATTCGCTATGCGTCGGCATTCTTACCCTCCCTCATTCGCGCAGAACGCGTAAAACGGAGCATGGGCATATCATGAAATCCTATGTCGATTGGTTTGAAAATCAGGGAGTGAAGGTCATTCCCGTTCCATATGATACTGTAAATCACGAAACCTATTTTCACATGATAAACGGTCTTTTTATACCAGGGACAGACAAAGGGTTTGATGTCATGAATAAAACCCTTATCAAGACCGTGACGCGCTTTTTTGAATTGTCCCTGCGACCTGGTGAATATTTCCCTATTTGGGGAACCTGCTTCGGATTTCAACTCCTGACCATGTTGGTAAGTGGTAATACGATCTTAAAACGCTATGAGGCCGATGGCCGATTCCCGATTCATATTACTACAGATGGAAAACGATCTCGTATGATGCAGGGGTTTTCTAAACACTATCGGGCCTATTTGGAGAACTCTCCTTCTACTCTGCAATATCACGATTATGGCATTTCACCGACCGATTTCCTGGCGAACGCTCATTTGCGCCGATTCTATCGCATTTTGGCAACATCGCTGGATCATCAGGGGCGCGAATATGTGGCGGCCATCGAGGGAAAATATTACCCCATTTATGGAGTTCAAGGACATCCTGAGCGGCAAAAACGGAGTGCGCCTTTTTTATCCTTCTTCCTTTCCGAACTGCAAAAGAATACTCATCGCGCGAATGTTCCGTTTATGCGATCGATGTATACCGCTGAGAAATGCGTCTATGATAAGGAGAAAAATGAGCTGTGTTATTTCTTTTAAGATTCCTATGATTTGCTTATTGGAAACAAACCATATAAATTAAAGCTGTTTTACTGTTTAAATCCACCCTTAATCCACTCCGCGACCTTCATCGTATCAGATGATTGGAAAATGGGCTGGGGGACACCATTGACAATGGCGAGAAAGGCTGGAATGGATTTTACACCACAATACCCAGGTGTATAATCATTCTCATCCAGATCACATTCATACCATTTTATTTTATCACTTAGGCTAACTAGAAGGTTAGTATCAATACGCTTACATGGGCCGCACCAGGTGGCTGTAAACTTGATGACCACGATTGGATCATGCGGCACGTTCTTTTGAATCAGGCTTTCGAAAAACTCCTGGCTCGGGAGGGCGGTCATCTTGTGGTGTGACATGTTTCTTGGATCGATAATAGGTTGCGACAAAGCCAGACAGGGCAATGAGGACAATGGTTCCTAATAGAGTATAGGGCAGCGCATTTAAGTTGCTGGCTGCGCCACCGCCTTGAGTAGTCTCACCTTGGGTCGCAGGCTGTTTAAGCGCCGCTACCACCTGTGTAAGGACATCTGGTTTGAGTGTAGAAGAGGGTGGCCCTGTTTTTGATAACAATTCCGCTGCAGTCCCCACTGCACCCACAATTGTTTTACCCATTGCAATGCTTTCTTTTGCAGCTGTTGCCGTTTCCTTCCATGCCGTCATCGCCGTCTTGGCGGCCATTCCAAAAGGTTGAACGATTGTTCCAATAATGGTTCGAGGGTCCAGCAACGAACCAAATACACTCCAGCCGCCACCCCCTGATCCAAAATAAGATGCATACTGATTGACAACCGATGGTGTATCCGTAAAAAACTGAAATAACTTATAAATCCACCAGCAAAATGCGATCGGCATACCAATGACGCTAACAAGACAGAGTAAACGGATGATTCCAGTATCACGATCTCCTACCAAAAAGGAATCAAGGCCAAATAGGCCGCCCATCAATAAGCAGAGTGCATAAATGAAAAAATTTGCATGTTTCTTGCCTGGTGCATCCATTGCCAAGACACCCATTGCCACACGCTTCGCAGGGAATCCTGGTAGACCGATACCATACACTTTAATGACATCCTTGTTGGAAAATGCTTGAAGAATGTCATAGAAATACCAGAGACCAAAAAATAAGGTGTTGATGAGTAATTTTGCAAGAAAAGACCATGGTGAACGCAAATATAAATGATCCAGTCCAACCCATCCTCCTAGCACGGTTAATGCAATAAACCAATCATATGATAAATATGCACCACTTCCACCCGATTCACTTGTTTCAGAAGGTCCCGTGAATCCTTTGAGCCATGCCTGTAAATCGGACTCATTCTGTGGGACACGGGCTTCCTGATTCGTTGCTTTTTCGTCTGGCGATTCACCTGCTGATTCGTCTGACGGTGTTGGTGTAGCAGAAGGTGGCGTAGCAGAAGGTGGTGTAGCAGAAGGTGGTGTAGCAGAAGGTTTTTGTGTAGCAGAAGGTTGCGTAGCAGAAGGTGGTGTAGCAGAAGGGGGTTGCGTAGCAGAAGGTGGTGCATTATATGAGGGTGGCGGTGGCTGTTGCTGTTGCTGCTGATACTGTTGCTGCTGATACTGTTGTTGCTGTTGGGATGGAGATTGCGGCGCATAACCATATTGCTGTTGTTGCGACTGTTGCTGATCCACAGGATTTATTGTACGTGGTACGCTCATTACTGTCTATTGTGACTTTTTTGCATCATCTTTTACACCAATTCTTTTACACCAATTCATTTAAATCGTGAATAAGAGACCGCCAAATCCATTAATCACGCGAAACACATTATAATTATGCGCATACACCACAATATGACAGTTACCCCGCTGTTTACTGGCAGGAAGCACGGTCGTATCTGGATTGCTAAGCACGGGATTCATTTGAATCTGCCAGACAATGCTATCAATTCGACTGGCATTCATTGTTCCCGTAGGCTGAGAATCCTCAGGGCGAAGAGCAAAGGAATAGTTATAAATAAAGGAATCAACCGGAGTCGTCGTATGATGCTCATAAGGCTGCTGAAGTCGAAAATACTGCGGCGATCGATAGGCAAATCGATCATATCCATCCAACTGTAACTTAGCCGTGCTAATCAGATCCAAACGACCGGCCGGTGCATTACTATTTACATACTGCGTGCTAAATGGTGCCACATAGGATTCGGTATAGGGCAAACTGCTATAATTAAACCACTCGTTGTAATTCATCATGACATCGCGTTGTACAACAAATATGAATTCTTTAATCGGATGATTAAATTCGATTGAAATGGTGGCTGTTGTTTGCGCCGCGGTAAGAGAGTAGGGCGGAGTATATTGTACCTGTTCGATGATGTATTCATGTGAATTGCTGACAAATCGGCGGCGCTCCTCCACATCCAAATAGACATAGTCGCCCCACAACATCATATTCACAATCTGCGAGGTACAATTCACTTGCGTTGAACACGACGGAGGTACACCAGGCTGACGCTGTGAGAGTTGAAGCCAAAAGAGCTGTTGTAGAGGGCGGAGCGTAATATTAATTCGAATCGGGCTATACTGTAAGGCAAGAAGTGGCAAATAAAGGCCCGGATTACTACAAAAATAGAACTGAAGTGGAATCAGGAGTCGTAGACCCTCTGTGTTCGTCGCCGGCCAGATCTGTACTCCTGCGGGATAGGGGTTTGCTACACTACCTATCATTTCATTGAGTGCTGTCCGTTGTCCTGCGGGTGTCGTAAGCTGCGTCCACACCTCCATCCATTCGCCCGTCTGGCGATCAATTTCCTGCTCTCCTACTTCAAAGGTAATCTCCTGAATAAGGGCATGTCCGATTGCATTCGTATAGGAAATCGGATTACCCGAAGTATCTACAAGTCGCGGTAGCGTCACATCCAAATACACTCGACCCAGCAAATCACCGCGGCGGGGGATCAAACATGTGATGCGCTGGCCGAAATTCGGCGTACCATCAAAATACATCGGCTGGCACTCCGTAGCAAAATTAGTATGACGGCGATACACCATTTTAAAAAAACTGATTTGAGGGTTTCCCGTTAGAAACAAATCCTGTTTTCCTGTGGCGACGAGTTGTAATAATCCACCACCTGCTGGCATCCTGTTAGTTGTTCCGGATATTTAAGATGGGAGCAATTTGCGCGGCTGTGAATTCTCATATTTTCATTCTGTTATGTTTGATAGATGAGCTCAACGGGTATTGTTCCCATTAATGGCGGTTCTGTTGTTCTTCGAACCTATCTTGATGAATCTGAATACAATACCTACCTCTTAGGGCAATATGACTCTGCCTCAACAACAAATATGGTATTGGTTACTTCTACTCATGGATTACTGATCTCCACCACAACCGTCAATGTATCCAGTGTAAGTGTATCGAGTATCTTTGCAAATACCATATCAACGAATCAATTGTTTATTTGTACCATTTATTACTCCACTTTTACGTCGAGTCAACTGAACTATCATAGTACCATTGTCAATAATCTTTTTACTCCCACGATTACCTTTATTACCATGAGTGGTGGCACTGTTTCATCCCAACAGGTTACCAGTATGACACTTGGTGTCAATCAAGGCACCTTCTCCACCATAATTGCGCCATCGCTGATCGTATCCTCTGCGAATGTATATCAATTAAGTACAATTAACGGGACATTCTCTACTCTTATTGGAACAAATATGACACTAAGTTCATTAAGCACCGTCTTACTCTCCATCTCCAGTGTATTTGTGGGCCTTATTTCCACCGCTATTATCTCATCGATTACGTTACAGGCATCAACGATTATTGTGGGTAATGATAGTTTTTTCGAAACATTAGGCGATGTACTGGTAACGTCTACATTAACAGCATCCTCCATTGTTACGGATAGCGTTGTCTTTTCTACAATGGTTCTTGGCTCTCTTTCCACCTCCAATCTTGTTGCATCTTCCATTTATCAACTCACGGGTGGATTTTCAATACAGATTGGAAGTACCGTTATCACTTCTACTTTTTTTACACCCGCGCTCAATGTATATGATAGTCAATCCGTCTCCAGCATGATAGGAAGCTCCATTGTGATATCGACACTTACCGCCTCTACACTGTATGGTAGGAATCAATTCTTTAGCGTCTTAACGGGACCTAGCACAACCGTCACAAATATGATTGCACCATCGATAATAACCAGCAGTATTCAGTTCTCTACCATGTATGGTACAACGGCAACTATACCACTTATTTATGCATCTACTCTGATCTTTCCAACATCATATGTTGACTCTACCTTTTCTACAAGTACTATCATTACAACCAATACCTATACCTCCTCCATGATCACGGACAGTATTTCGGTCAATAACTATTATGTTAATCAGCCCGTGTATGGTCAGACCATTAAAAAGGATTCGATTGATGTGTTTACGAATGTTGGAATATATGTTAGACAATATAGAACAGATTTTATAGCACGAACAGATAATCCACCATCTAATACGCAAATATATACATTTGGATCTACCATACAGAATCAATGGATTATAGCAGGACGTAGAAATTTTTTAGGAAATGCATCCATCTCCAATAATGGAACAGCATGGACTAGAAATGATTTACCATATTTGACATCAGTCGGTGGAATTGTATGGTCAGGTAATCAATGGATTGCAGGAGGAGCAGGAGGACTGGGTACAAGTAGTATTATCACCTCTCCTGATAGTATTAATTGGACATCGCGTGGTAACATACTTCGGTCCTATAATTCTTTACCACAACTAACAATTAGCAATGTAACAAGTGTATATTGGGGGCAGGCACTAGCATTTATCACGGGAAATGAATATAATAGCGGACCTCGTATCGGTTTTTCAAATGACAATGGACAAAATTGGAATAATATTTCAGGCCTATTGACTTATTTTACAGAATATCAACAATGGAATGCAATTGCATATAATGGATCACGTGCAGTTGTGGTGGGAGGGAATGATATTACTAGAAATGTGGCAATTGCCTGGTCTGATGATCCGCTTGCTGGAAATGTTATTGCATGGAATCCTGTTGAAGGTTTAAGTGCTATTATTGCATCTGGATTGGCAGTTATATGGACAGGGCGTCGATGGATTGTTGGTGGAATTAGTAATATCGTATACTCCTTGGATGGAATATCATGGACGGCCTCATTTAATGGAGCAGCTGTACTTGGTGGTACAGCTGGAATTGCATGGAATGGGACAATGCTAGTTGCGGTTGGAGGGGGGGTCAATACGATTGCATATTCAATGGATGAAGGAATCACATGGATCGGTCGAGGAAAAACCATCTTTACAATTACGGGTAACTGTGTTACATGGAATGGACAAATGTGGGTTGCAGGAGGATATGGAACGAATACTGTTGCCTATTCCTATAATGGTATCGATTGGATTGGTGGTGGATTAGTCTCTCCTGACACTATTGCAGATTGTATTTCCTTTAACTTTCGCCGCCCCTACATCTTTTATTGTAGTGACAATCAATCTCTTGCCTACTATGGTTCAATACCAGGTAGTAATTATCCCATTGTTGTTCCTGCTGGCAGTCAATTAGATGTCGTGAGTGAACCCTACTATAACAGTGGATACACCAACTTTTCTGCTGTATTCCAAACAAATGCCATCTAATCTATTCCGGATCTTACATAGAAATGATCGTAAATCATTCCTATGGATGGGATAGATGAGCTCATCAGGCATCACGCCGATCAATGGCGCTCCTTTTATCATTCGAACCTATCTGGATGATTCCATTGAAAATAATGCCTATCTCCTTCAACCATATGATATACCCGTTTCCAGTAATCGCGTTCTAACCACTTCCACCAATGGACTACTAGTCCCAACCAACACCATTTCCATCTCCAGTTTATCCGTGTCCTCCTTTGGATCTACCTATATCTCTTCCAATTCCATTTATTTCTCCACCTATTATCTGTCATCGATTACCATTAGCAGTGTCACCTTATCCTCCTTGATTACTTCATCCTTACAGGGAAATCAAATTACTGTTTCTTCCATGAATGGATTTTCCGTCTTTACTTCTTCCTTGCTGACTTCGTCCCTGTTTACTTCCTCCGTCGCATTTTCTACCTTTACAGGAAGTTCTCTTGATACATTGTCAACGTGTGCTGCCTCTACCATTTATGCCAATCTCATTCGCGTTTCTACCATGTCTGGAAGTACAATCCTTGCAACTAACCTTATCACAGAACAGCTCTATGCAAGTACCATTATTTTTGTATCCTTGGTAGCACAATCCATTATTGCTTCCACCTTTTACACATGCACGATTAGCGCCAATACCATTGTGTTCTCTTCCATGATTGGTACTTATATTACTTTTTCATCCATTTCTTCGCAACAGACCACAACAAATAGTCTCCAATTTTCCACTGCAAATGCCATCACTCTCCTTACCTCTTCCCTCTTTACCTATTACATTGATGTTGGAACACATTTCTATTCCACCTTTATTGGCAGTAGTCTTTCCGCCAATAACCTTTATGCATCTACTATTATTACAATTAGTGAAATATGTCCCAGTACATTTGCCAGTACTGTTTTTACAAATTCCCTATTGGTTGATTTGATCAAAGCCAGTACCATTCAATTCTCAACGATGTCAGGAAATACCGTCTCTACTTCATCTTTGATTGCAACGGCAATTGGTACAGATAATATCCAATTTTCTACCATAACACGCGGTAATACATTTAATGTTACTACTCTTAATGGATCGTCTATTTATTGCTCACAGGTTCAGGCTTCTAATGTAATTATTAGTTCCATTCTTTTCACCAATAACCTCTATACATCTACCCTGACAGTTAGTAGCATTTCGGTCACTTCCTACAATATGAATCAATCGGTCTATGGCCAAACCTCTAAAAAAACTAGTGCGAATGTGCCGACAAATGTAACCATAGCAAGCAGTGATATTGTGGCGCGCGTTGATAATCCTCCTTCTTTACCACAAGTGTATACTTTTGGACCCTCCGTGCAAAATCAATGGGTTGCGGTGGGATATTATGCTGGTACTTCTAACAATGGTATTAATTGGACTCCTACATCATTCGGATCTTATTATTTAAGTGGATATTGTGTTGGCTGGAACGGATTGATGTGGATTGCAGGGGGGCAGGGATCTCCAACGACAATGTTCTATTCCTATGATGGTAATACATGGACGCCTGTCGCAAATGATGTTTTTTCATCACAATGCTATGGTATTGCATGGGGAGGCAATCTATGGGTTGCGGTTGGAGCAGGCAGTAGTAGAATTGCGTATTCAACCGATGGAATCAATTGGACTATAGCAGCTGGTCTAGAAATCTTCTATCTCAGTGGAAAGGGTGTCGCATGGAATGGATCAATGTGGGTTGCTGTTGGGGAAGGATATGAAGGCACGAATACAATTGCCTATTCATATAATGGAATCAATTGGACGGCCGTTCCCAATTCTGCTACTATTTTTTATACTGCGGGCCGTGGTATTGCATGGAATGGAAGACGATGGGTTGCAGTTGGTAGGGGAGATCCTTATGTTGGTCAAGGACAAAATATTTTTGCCTATTCTGATAATGGAATTAATTGGGCGGCAAGTAATTCTATCTTTTCAGTTGGAAATTGTGTGGCATGGAACGGTTCATTATGGGTTGCAGGTGGAAGGAAACTTGGATCACCTAGTTATAATAGCATTGCAACTTCCATAGATGGAATCACGTGGAGTCCTGTTCTTCAAAATACATTAGCAAATCCTGTTTTTACAGCAGAAGCGCTTGGGATTGCCTGGAATGGACTCATGTGGATTGCGGTTGGATCATCTGTTGACACAAATGCAGCCTATTCTTATGATGGATTCACATGGACTCGCTTTTTACTTAATCTTTTACCATATAATAGCGTAGTAACTGGTATCGCCTTCAATTCTAAACGCCCTTACACCCTTACCTTTCCTACGAATGCTACTACTGCGACGCCAGGTACTGTATCTGCTGCCTTTCCTGCTTTTATTCCTAATACTAGTCGACTAGACGTGGTCAGTGATACATACTATAACAGCGGATACACCAACTTTTCGATTACAGTGAATACCCATGCATCCTAATGTGTTCCGGATTCATAACCCCTTATTTTATCATCAAATGGATAGATGAGTTCACCAGGTAGCATTTCGGTGAACAGCGGTCCCTTTGTCTTTCGAACCTATGAGTCAGAATATATTAATCATAATACCTATCTCATTCAGAAGTACGATTATCCTATTTCCAGTAATCGTGTATTAATCACTTCCACAAATGGTCTACTAGTTCCATCCAATAACATCTATGTTTCCAGTATTACAACATCTTCCCTTTTTTCCGATGTCATTTCCACCAATAATATCTATGTCTCCAGCTATGCCTTTAGCACGTTTGATGTCAGCACATTAGTTATATCATCTCTTATTGTATCTTCTATCAATACCAATACCCTTTCCTACTCGACCCTTTTTACCAATACACTCAGTACATCCTATCTCTTTGCTTCCTCTCTTTCCGTTAACACACTTTTCTGCTCCTCATTGATCGGAAGCTCCATTGCTGTATCATCGTTAACCACATCTTCCCTTACTTCTCAGCAAATTCTCTTCTCCTCCCTTATTGGAAGCTCCATCATTACCTCAAGCGTCTATCTCTCAACATTTTCTGCTCCTTCTGCTAATGTTTCCAGTAACTTTAATCAGAATATTATTGTATCATCGCTGTTTGTATCAACACTGATTAATAGTACCATCGCGGTTTCCAGTATGTTTGGCTGTACGATTACTGTATATTCCGCATATGCTTCCTCCTTTTTCTCGGACTTTTTTACATCATCTATCTTTTCACAGGATCAATTTAATGCAAACTTTGTTCTTGCTTCCTCTATTATAACGAATGATGAGACCTTTTCTACCCTAACAGGAACATTGTTATCCTCTGTAACAACGGATACAACTATCGTTCGTGCCACAAATCTATTCTTTTCAACACTGGATGGATCGACTATGTTTACAGGGCAGATCTATACTACATCTACTACCGTTAATGTGGTATCGTTTTCTACCCTATTTGTTAGCACTCTTTCAACCGCCCTATGCGATACCTCATTCCTTCAGGCAAGTACTATATTCTATTCCACGATCACAGGAAGTTCTATGACCGTTTCTACTCTTCAACCAACTTCTCTAACAGGAAGTCTTATTGGTATTTCTACATTGACTACCAATACAGTTACTGCAGATATGATCAATACAACTCAGCTATTTGTTAGTACGATTTCCCTTAACTCCTTTCTTACCAATCAAGCCGTTTATGGTCAGACTGTTAAGAAAACATCGATGGTTCCACTTCGCACAATTACCATTAATAGTACAATTATTACCAATGACATTAATGCACAGCTGGATAATCCTCCCTCTATTCCACAAGTCTATACCTTTGGGCCTACCATTCAGAATTGTTGGGTTGCAGTAGGTAGTTATAGTAATAATACGATTGCATATTCCTATAATGGGATAACATGGACGGGATTAGGGACCGCAATATTTACATCAGGCTATGCAGTCGCTTGGAATGGGTCATTATGGGTAGCAGTTGGAGATGGACCCTCCTTTAGTATTGCAACATCACAAAATGGTACAACGTGGGTGGGTGTTCCAAACTCAAAAAATCTGTTTGGATTCTGTACTTGTGTGGCATGGGGTGGACGCTGGGTGATTGGATGTAACGCACCCTATCTGATTCTATGGTCTGATGATGGGATCAACTGGAATGCTGCAAATGGTGTATCATCTAACTTTTTGGGAATACGTAGTATTGCATATAATGGGGAACGATATATTGCATGTGGAATTGCATCAACTCCAATGATTGCATATTCCTATGATGGAGCCAATTGGACTAGTCTTAATGTAGGTAGTCTAACAAATATTATGTATTGTATTGCCTGGAATGGAAGATTATGGGTAACAGGAGGCACCGCAGGGGGGCTTATTTATTATTCCAGTGATGGAATAACTTGGACGCCTTCGGTATTTGTTCCTAACTTTACATACGTGTATAGCGTTGCATGGAATGGGATCATGTGGATTGCTGGTGGTTCAGGATCAACTAACATTGCATATTCCTATGATGGGCTCAGATGGGAAGGTATTAGTGTTGATATTTTTATTCAAGGTAACCCTGTAATAAGTTCGATTACCTGGAATGGGATCATATGGTTGGCTGGTACGGATGGTAATACTACCATGGGTTATTCCTATAATGGAATATATTGGTTTGCTATAGCAAACTCCCCATTTGACGCACGTTGTTTTGGAATTGCCTACAATTATCGCCGCCCCTATACTCTTACCTTTCCCACCAATTCTACTACCGCTACCATTAGCAGTATATCCGCATCATCTACTTTTCCTATTACTATCTCTCAAAACGGACAACTTGACATCTGTAGTGACTCCTATTATAACAGCGGCTATACTAACTTTTCCATGACGATACGAGGTCAATTCTCTTAAGCTAGCACCCTGTTATGCGAGCACTCCGTTATGCGAGCACTCCGTTATGCGAGCACTCCGTTATGCGAGCACTCCGTTATGCGAGCACTCCGTTATGCGAGCACTCCATTATGCGAGCACTCCGTTATGCGAGCACTCCGTTATGCGAGCACCCTGTTATGCGAGCACTCCGTTATGCGAGCACTCCGTTAAGCTGGTACAATCGGAATCTTCCACCACGAACCATTGATCTGAATCAGAATGGAAGACGTAGCCGGATCCGAAAAAGTAGAAAGTGTGGCAGTCGGTAAAGAGAGCTGATCGACCTGTAGGTCAGTGCATTGAATGGTCTGTGCCCGAATCAATGATCCAACTTGTAAATCTTGGGAGAGACTGACAAGTGGTGAAATGATGGTACATTCTGTATAGGCCGTCATGCTAATGGAATTCAGACTACTAACAATGATTGCATCCGCTTCTTGTACTATGGTACTTGCTGTTGTGATAATGGTTTGTGTATCATCATTTAAAAGTGGCTGAATGGCGGAAAGATACACCGTATCCGCTGCAATGGATTGGCTTGCAAATGGGGTTGCCATAGACGCGGCAAAAGGCATCACCGATGTCGATACACAAGTACATGTTCCACCACTCGCAAGAGGCGGTACAAATATGATAAAAGGATTATTCGTATTTAAATTAAATGCATTTGATACACTAAGATCTTGACGACCATTATAGGCTTTTGAGTTCATTATAAATAACCGTCTCTTCTTTCTTTATGTTATTAATATAAAGAAAAAATGATTCAACCAGTAGAATGAGTTCCCGTCGTGATACCTCTAACTTTTATATGCCCTATGATTCAAATGATGATACAGGGGATGATACAGGGGATGATACAGGGGATGATACAGGGGATGATACAGGGGATGATACCGATCCCGATGAATACAATAATGAGCTAGACAATCAAGCTCCATTGGAACAATTAAATCGCGAAGATCGACAGCAAAATACCCAAATTCGAAAAGGGTTTGATTCGCGCATTGTTCGTGAATATGATCCGCGTTATGCGATTCATGCTACGGCGGGTCCCGCCTTGCCAACACGACAAGACCAGCTGAAATATCGAGAAGGTGAATCATGGGGAGAATGGAATCCTGATACAAATGTTACTTCATTGGCGGGATATACCTATTTTGAACCGCCCAAAACGACGAAGTCGAGTCTTATTTCCATTAAATCGTCGAATCGTGACCGTCTAGTCTATTCCAGCCCCTATTACTTTCAAATTAAGCTTCCCCGTGTTTATAAAAAGGTTACAAAATTCCAGTTTGTTCAGTTGTCATTTCCTAAGGCAAACAATACATTTGGCATTGATGGCCTTGTTACTAGTACATTAACCAGTATCTTCTTACAACTTCCTCAAGATATTTTGTCTTCAGTGTGTATTAGCACCTGTTTGCAGGTTATTAATTGTACTTCAGCAGCAAACGGGGTGGGTCTAATAGAACAGGGGCGCACCACCAATGGTACACCTCTCCTGGTATCACTTTCCATGCCCGATGGAACCTATACCAATTCACAGACGGCAGAGGAGCTCACCTTTCGGGCAAATAGTACCCCTCCTCTGAATTTAATTTCCTATCCCACCTTTCGCGATGTATTTATGAATACGCGTGATATCTCCGTATTATTTAATGAACCTGGTGATACCTTTTACTCCAACGCAAATTCACAGCGATATGGAATGCATACCAAAGAGCATATCATGAATACATACTATACACAGCATCATATTGATCGATTTTTCGAGATTTCCGAGCAGATTGCATTCGTTGCCTATTACTTCCCAGTCTTAAAGGAATTGATTGCCACGAATCGTTCACAGCCATTTCTTCAAACAAATGGTGTACCCTATTCTGATATAGTGAACGCCGTAATGGGCCCCTTTCAGGGACTGGATCATCCCCTGTATTTTATATTGTGTGAAACCAATCAATTCATATTGGATAGCTATCGAAGAAATTTAACATTTGAGCTGCGAAACATTAATAAATATAACATTTCCTATTCATCTCAGCAAAATCGATATTCCATCATTCACGATACACTTCACCCCTCTCTTGCACGCGATCTGACAAAAACGCAACAGCTGCTTCTTAATCAAGAACTATCAATACAAGGTCTGAATGCCAATTCATTTAAAACCCTGAAAACCAATAGCATTGGATATACTTCCATTTTAAAACATTTGGAGGGAAATCTGAGTAGCGTTCTGGGAACCTATCATTTTGCAACAGGCTATCGATATGCAGGTGGAAAGGATCATCATACCACAGATGGTACATTTGATGCGATTGCTGATTTACACGGAGATGCTGATTTTACATCTATGTTTCAGTATACGAGTACCATCGGGCGCATTTATGGAAACTACGCGGGTATTCGCATGTCATTCACGAATTTTCTCGATTATCATAGTACCCTTTCCAGCTATTATCAGATCGTTCAAAGCACCAATCATGTGATTCAATCCATTCATCAGAACGCGCAGATGGAGTTTCATTCCTATGTTTCTATGAAATATATGGGGATTTTACCATATGATATGATTGCCAATCAGTCCTATGTCTCTAACCAAGGATTACCTGTGTCTTTTGTTACGAATCAATATGTCTATTTTCCAGGGATTTTGCCTGCATATGCTTCTGCAAACGTGTTTGCTAACGGGAGTACCACAAGTACCACAAGTACCACAAGTACATGTCAAGAGCAATGCTGCAATGAAATTACCAAACTGGTATATTCATGGTATTCTTGCATCCCTGTTAATACCAATATTCAAACCTTGGCCTATCGTCTTGGTATCCTTCGTCTGACTACAAACTTTAGTATTGTGAGTACCTTTACGCAGGTTATTTCTACCTCCTTTCAGAATTACTTGATCTCCATTAATGACGAACAGGGGTTTAATAATATGGATATTTCCATGGATGAAAATTACCGAATTGGAAATGAGACGACTGGTCAGGTAAAATATGTTTGCGCGAAAGTATTGATGGCAAATGTAGACAATTCAAATGTGTCACAGACACTCATTCAAAATCCAATTATGTTCGATCAGCCTCTTGGTAAATTGGATCGACTAACTTTTAGAATTTATTTTGATGATGCTGCTGTTACGCCTGCCTGGCTCTATGTGCCATCCTATCTGGATGTAAGTGAATGGAATGCTACCTTTCAAATTGATGAAGAGATCGGATATGCTAGTGTGGATGCAGGCTGGAGTGAAAAGCCAACCATTCCCATTCCTGACAAGCCGAGTCAGATGCCTTATCTCTTTATCAAGCCAGATCCACTTCTACAGAAACTCGAATTTGAGAAAAAACAAGCGGCGCGTCTTAGTCAGGCTAGATTGATCGCCGATGAGGTGGGAGGAGGAGGAGCGGCTGAGGCAGAAGCGAATGCGAAGACTGCTGCTGCGGTGGCGGCGGCGAAGGATGCGGTGGCTGCACAGGCGGCGGCAGATGCGGCAGCAGCCGCGAATACATCCGATGCAGCAACGAAAGCCGCTTTAGCCGCACAGGCAGCAGCGGATGCGAAGGCGGCAGATAAGGCGGCGGCCGCCGCACAGGCTGCATTAGACGCGGCAAATGCGGCGGCGGCAGCAAGATTAGCAGAAGTATTAAGAAGTGGAGGTTCTACCGCAGTACAAGGTGGTGGAGGTTCTATATCTGCGCCAGGTGGAGGTGGAGGAGGGTCCGTGATGGGAGGAGTAATTACAGGTGGAGGATTTACATCTGTGGTAGATCCAACACAGGGATCAGGTGGATCAGGCACAGGCACAGGAACAGGAACAGGCACAGGAACAGGGACAGGGACAGGTATTGTACCAATCGTAAAGATAGTATCAAAAATAGCAAATCTGCCAAATATACCAGAGAAGGAAACAATACCTGTCAACAAATAATCGGCTTATTTAAAAAAAGAATGAAATAGATAGCTATGAATCAACCCCCCTCACCCTTTAATAGTCAGTTTCCATTTGAAACCGTGGAGGGAAACTTATTCACTCCCGTCTGCCTCCGCACACACTGGGATCCCACAGAAATGCTACGACACATTTTACCCCAACAGAAAGTTGGTTTACCCCAAGATTTTCGTCCCTGGGTAAAGGTCTGCAAAAACTATGTCACCAGCGCCCCCGCCATTCCTGCCCCCATGCCACCCAAGGACATGGTCTTTCCCACAGGAGGAGAATTTTATCCGCCCGGCCGATATGCCGCCAATATTGACAAGGAATCCGTCCTTCGCACCCTCAATCACCCCCTGGATAAGTGGTGCCCGTCCACCAAATACATTCCTCGTGAAACCAGCAATATGTATGTATCAGGCAGCACCGTCCCTGATCGCAAACCCATCTCCGACGCCTTTGTCTCCGAACTCTCCATGCCCCAGGCCCTTCTTCGCCGCGATATCTACACCTGCCGCTCCGAGAACGACACCAAATACTTTGAACGCAGCGGCCGTCTCTTCAACAATCCCACCAAACAGGATCGCTATGGCGCCGACAAGTTCTACGCCCTACCTGGCGGCGGCGGCCGCGGCGATCCCATGCCCCACGGCGGCGTCAATGAAGTCGTTCCCACACTACAAGCCGAGAAGGCTTATTGGCCCATTCCCCAACCAGGCGGTGCTCTCCCTACGATTCCCACAGAACTCTCCGCTCCCATCGCAGCATATGGCCGAACCTATGCCCCTGGCACCCATCCTATGACGACCCGTCGAGGATCTGCCCCTCCTGGTACAGGTTGTACTTCGTTTGTAGGTGTTGCCACATGTGGCTCAGCTGCTCCCGTATGGTAGAGGTAATTTCATATTGAATAATCATCCCCGTTGCCATATTCATAAATCCAATAGAATCCAGCGACCGATCAAATAATTCTTCATAAGCGTACTGCTTCAATAAAAACAGTATCTTATCCTCCATACACGGCACATGTACCGGATCAAAATAGAGCTGATATGCACATTTATCCGTCATCATATCAAAAGAAATGGAGCGAATGCCATCCACCTCAAATATAAAATGAAAAGTGGGATGTTCCTGCGTCACAATCCATAGTGGAATCGCGGTCTCTATCGCCTGTATCATTTCTTGTTGTTCGGCTTGCCGAAAATGGGGAACAAGACTGACATATTGATACAGAGGTATATTTCGCCCCTCTATCACCGATGGAATCGAGGCCAGAAGCCACATGTCCCCTAAGATAGTATGCGTCTTATTTGTCTTATCCATCATTCGATGCCAGCTGGCAAGAACCTGCGGTCGTAACTCCGTGGGGACAGAATTTCGCACACACCCAAATGAAAATTCCCGCAAATCAAATCCCGCATTTCGCATCGGGCGAAGTTGGCCGCGGATCTTGGAAAGGATAAGAAGCGCATGCGACATGTCTTGCATCGACCACTCCAAATGACGCATTTTCGTTTTGACATAGCTCTCCAGTTGTGCGTATTCGATCGCAGGCATTTCCTGGGTGTGCTTTAAAAAGGTGTGAACCAAATGTTCTAATTCCACCTCATACTGCTCCCAAAATTCAATATCCTCCTTATAAATTCGCAGCGTTAAAAGTGCCTCATTGATTTCGGGAGTTTGAAGTTGATCCATCTTATTTTGATACAGCGCACACTCTCTCAAGACAATGAGCCGCAACATTTCGAGCCAGGTTTCACGCGCATCCTGCGCTTTGACCCACTCAGGAATCGAAAATAATTTGCCAAACGGATAAATGGAATCCGTGCGATAGGTCGTGAGCTGCGGAACATCTCCGCGGAGTCGCAGCTCATTCCAGTCTGCCCCATCCAGGCCGCGAATCATGTCCTCCATACTCATGACGGATGCCATTGCCTCCACCGTGCTGAGTTTGAACGAAGACACATTATGAAATCGGAGAAAGGGGCGCGGAATCTCTCGCACAAACCGCGACAGAGATCGCTCCTGGCGCGAATAAGTCAGATACAGTCCCTTCTTTGCACGCGTTACCCCCACATAAAAGAGACGGCGCTCACAGACAATGTCCTCATCGCTTTTTCGAGACGGAAACACATCATCATGTAGATTCATGAAAAACACAATGTCCCATTCGAGCCCCTTGCTGGCATGAATGGTCGCGAGTGTAATGTTCTTTGTCTGTGTTTTCACACCATCGGGATAATACTGCGTCAGAAGCCGATAGGGAATCCCCTTTTGGTGAAGACGATCCTCGATTTTAAAGAGATCCGAATTATATCGCGAGAGCACCGCGAACGTGAAATCAGGAAGAGATCGCCGCATTCTCTCCAGCGAGTTCACAATCCAATCATATTCATCGATGGACCGAAAAAAGAAATGGACCTCGGGCTTGCGCCCTCCCTTCTGATTCGCCATCATCTTCTCTTTAAAAGGGAGCGTGGGAATGAAACGCATGACCGAATTGGCGATCGTTACAATGGCCTCCGTGGAGCGGTAATTGCGACAGAGCTGGTAATCACGCACCTCTGGAATCTTTTCATGGAAATTCAAAATGAAATCGACAGAGGATCCGCGCCATGTATAAATGTTTTGTGCGTCATCCCCTACAATCGTCATCGTGGCTTTTGGATGATAAAGACCTTTTAGGATTCTCCACTGAATGTCATTGATGTCCTGGAATTCGTCCACAATGATGGTTCGAAAT